GGCAGCGAGGTCAGCGGTCAGCTGTGCGACCTTTCCCTGCAGATCCTTGACATCTACACCCTCGAATGCTTTGAGCGAGGACTTCGCCTCGTCGAGCTGTGTTTTGTAACCGTCGGCTCTGTTCTTCTCACGGTTGATGTCCTTGCCGTTCTCGGTCATGATCTGGTCGATGATGTCCTTCTCAAGTCCGAGACCTTCCAGAAATTCTCTTTTCATGTGTGTGTACCTCCTACATTTTTTACGGGGTCATATCCCGAGAGTCCCTTGCAGTTTAACGCCATGCGGAAGGGCATAATAAAAGCGCCCCGCAGGACGCTGTTTATCGGTATTTGGGTATAAGAAAACCGCTCATTGCTGGGCGGTTTAATCAACTACTATTGCTGGATCTAAATGCACAATGAAATCACATTCTGAATTTGAACATTCAAAACAATGTGCTTTTTCAGGAGGTATATTGCTTGGATAAGGGCTAACAATACCTTTCCCACATTGCGGACAAGTCACTTTTTCACCAGATATAAGTTTATTTCCAATGTTCTCATAAATGTCTGCCATATTGAGTACCTCCTTTCTTCCAGTTGTATTCACCGTAGAATTTCTTTGCTGATCCTACTATATACCTTTTTTCGGCAATTGTCAAGTATGTTCGGTTTTCTTTATGCATTTTTTCTTTAGCCATACAAACAGCTTCTGCCCACTGACATTTCCCAATTCCATATTTGTGATGAGTTATTTCATGAATAACTGTTTGTGCTGCTACAAGCGGACTACGGATATTGTCAACATATATCTCTATGCTGTTTCCCCATTGCTGTCCTCTATTGTCATGCTGTTGAGGTTCATATATCAACTTAGGACGTATCTCAGCATCTTCAATGTACTGCAATACTTCTTTACCGACTTCTGACTTATTCAGTTCTTCTTCCAGAGCCTCTGGGGTAATGTCGGTAGTCGAAGGAACAATGTCAACGTTAAAGGGCTCAAACTGCTTTGCGAGGTTTGGAGAGTCAGACTTTGGTATCTTCTCCTCAGTATAAGCCCCCTCCGCCTTCTCAGGCTCGCTGACAGTGACCGGGGCAGCCTTGCCCTTTGAAATAGAAGATCTGTCAACACTCTCACGATAGCTTTTCGCCAGCTCCTTCCAGGGCTCGCCGCCGGCAGTCTTCAGCTTCCGAAACTGAGCGAAGCCTGAGGGAGCCTTATCGCCCAGCCTTGCCTTGTACCTCTGGAACTGAGAGCGGTCTGCCCGGAGCTGCCTTGCCTGAGCCTGCTGCTGCGAGTAGAGAGCTCTTTCCTCTTCTGAGCGCAGATCCTGGAAGGGCCTGCCGCTCTTCTCCAGAGCCTCTTTTAGCTCCTCGGGGGACTGTAGCTCCTCGATCCAGGGAGTCATGACATGGCTGCAATTGGGGTGTACGTTCTTATATCCTGAGGAGAACGCTCTTGAAAGCGGCGGAAAGCGCTTGTCATTGCCGGAGATGCTGTAGACCCTGCCTTGCAGCATGGCGCAGACCGGACAGGTGGGATAGTGCTCGGTCATCATCATCAGATCGTAGCCGTTGTGGATGAGCTGGTTTTCTCTGGCAAGATTTCCGGCTTCTCTTGTAGTAGAGCGTGAGACCATTGCCGCATAGCTTTCCAGGCTGACCTGATATGCCTTGTCGCCGGAGCCGTACTGCACGGTGAGGAAGCCCTCCTCAGTCAGCCGCTTTGTCAGCTCCTTCTGCATATCACGGACGGTCTGTCCGGCAGCGATCTTGACCGCTGATGAGCGCAGACCGCTCTGCCGAAGGGCGTTGTCTCTGGCGGAGTCCACATATCGGATAACTCGCCGCCCTGCCTGAGAGATGCCGCTGTCGATGTGGTGCTGCATCTCGCTGCACAGCTCATGGACTGCGTCTGAGTTGATCCTGGCGAACATATCCGGCTGCTTCATGGCAAGGCCGTTCCTGGTGAAGTAGTCATAGACCGCATCAAGGCCTTCCCTGTAAGCTGCCGGGATCGTCATGTCGATGAACTTCCCGGTCTCGGCAGAGAGCTGCCGCATGAGCTTTTCCAGCTGCCGCAGAACAGTGTTGTAATAGGTCTTGGTGCCGGCACCGGAGCTGCCGGTGATGATCCTGATGAGAGTGAGCTGAGCCTGCCGGAAAACTTCGGCAAGGTAGTCATCCTTAGCTGCCATTGTCTATGACTCCCAGGTGGATAGGCTCGTTAGCGGACTGCTCCAGCTCGATCTGCTCCTGTTCAGCCTGGATCTGAGCGTCGGTGAGGCCTCTTGCCTTCATGGAAGCAAAGGCACTCATGAGCTTGTTCTGCACCAGAACAGCATGGGTCTGAGCTTCCTCCTGTTCATCTCTGGGGAGACCCTCGTTCCAGTGGAGCTTCAGCGTGTCGTAGTCAACACTGATGCCGCCCAGCTTGCAAAGCATACAGATCAGCCTGCGGATCCGTGAGTCGTTGAGCCGGGTCAGTCTTGCAGCTTTCACTCTTGGGGACACAAGACGGAGCTTCAGAGCAGTTCCCGAGCTGTCTCCTCCGCCTGCATCGGCGAAGGCCTGTCCCATTTCCGAGAGTATGTAGAGCTGATTGAAAAGCATTTCCGCCTCCTTGAAAGAGCTCTCCAGATCTCCGTCCCAGGTGACGTAGTGAAGGTCGGGGGAGTCGGCAGTGTCTCTTGCGAAATACTTGCCCAGGTCGATATACCAGACACCGTATTTTTCGTCCCAGGTCATAGCGGAGCGAGGCCCCGACATTGAGGGCTCAGCGTGCTTGTCCAGAACGTTGTCGATACAGGAGAAGCGCCACATCAGCTTCTTGACTATGGTATTTATCACGGTATAGTCGGAAAGCCCGAAGATAGAGGAGGAGCTGGTGATGTTGGTCAGTGGGATCACTGCGAAGTCGTCCAGGTCTGTGGAAACTGTCTTCTCCTCGATCAGGCTGCCGATCCTGCCGCTGCCGAAGCTGTAGAGCCTGCTGGTCATAGAGCCCTTCTGGTGGATCTCCGCATAAAGCTGAGTCATCTTGCCCTCAGCGTCAGGGGTGCAGGGATAGGCTATAACGTGGTGAGCGATAGTCTTGAGGTCGGTCTTGTCTGATACCGGGAACCAGTTCATGGGAGAAGCCGTGCTGACAGTGCTGCCTCTCAGCTTCAGCACAGCATTGCCGAAGCGTGAGATGTCGATGAAGGCCTCGTAGAGCTTGGTGAACATATCCTGCTGCTCCAGGAAGCGGACGATCTTGTCCGTGTCCTGTTCCGTTTCCACTGTGGGAGGCTCTCCGCAGACCAGATCGGCGGTCTTCTTGCTGATGAGCTGCTGATAGCCGAAGATCGTGTCCAGCGAGGTCTCGGTTTTCCCCAGCTTCCGGGACAGCGCCTGGAAAGCTGTTTTCCATTCCCTGGGGAGCCTTGCCTCCCAGAGCTCTTCGTTCAGTCGGTATTCGCTGAGCCTCTCCTTTTCCTGTGCAGGAGGGAACACCTCCCCGGGAGCGAGCCAGTTAAGATCTGTAAGCATAACATCACCTCTTCACGACCTCGAAAAAACCTGCGCCGTCCTGTCCGCAGAGGTCGCTGACAAAATATCTTATATCGTCCATAGCGTGGTCATTCTCCTTGACCACTGCGTCAGAGCCTGCCTTATCGTTCCAGCAGTACAGCGAGAACTCTCTGATAGAGTCCACACAGCTCCGGTGTATCTTTATCATTCCACGGCTGAGCATGGAGGACACTCGTCTGATGCCGGTGAGAACGTCGTTCCTTGCCCTGACAGCTCTCATGCCCCGGCGGTGTAGGGCTTCGATGAAGCTGGCAGCGGAGGGGTCAACGATCACCTTGTCGATCCTGTAGCCCTCTGCCAGCCCCTGGATCGCATCGCAGTATTCCTCGTCGGTCTTCTGGAAGCCCTCTTTCTTCGAGGACCAGTAGAACTCCTTGATGCGTACCGCCTTCATGCCGGTAACGCTCCAGAGCCCTGCTGAGAAGGGATTGTGGGTGCCGTAGTCAACGCTGATGACATAGCGTGCGCCAGCCGGACGCTGGTCTGTTATGTTCTCCTCGCCGAAGCGGTAGACAAGTCCCTGAGCAGCTACCCACTGTCCCAGAATGAAGCGGTCGTAGAATATGCCGGAGAACTGCGCCGAAGCCTGACTGATCTTCTCCGGGGTCATGATAGGATTGTCAGACATGAGGAAGTGCAGGTACAGAGCGCCCCTGTCCTCAGGCTTTGAGATCCACTCCTCATAAAACCAGTGAGAAGGGGAGTCAGGGTTGCAGTTGAACCACAGCAGCGCTCCGCTGACAGAGATGCAGCGCACCATTGCCTGCTGAACGAAGGATCTTGGCATGAGCGCCACCTCGTCGAAGAGCACTCCTGAGAGGGTTATGCCCTGGATCAGCGCTGCGGAGGCCTCGTCCTTTCCGCCGAACACATAGAATGAATTGCGGCGTGCTGAGTTTTCCACAGTCAGCAGGTGACGGGAAGGGGAATACTTTATCCTGAACAGCCTTGTGAGGTCGATCACTCCGATTAGAGGGCCGATGATGTTGCGCTCGGCAGAGGCAACGGTCTTTCCGCAGATACCAAAGGTGGCTCCGCTGAATTTCTTCATTGCCCAGAGGATAAAGCTGGTCACCATGCAGATAGTCTTTCCGCTGCGGACTGCTCCGTCGCAGATCACTGCACGGTATCTGCCGGTATACGGCCAGGTGAAGACCTGTCTCTGTTTGGGAGAAAGCTCCTTAAACGTCATTCTCATCAGCTCCTAACGCCCTGTAGAGCAGAGCTTCTTCCTCTGCTGTTTCGGGCTTGTCGTTCTTTGCAGCTTCCTCCTTCAGCCGGAGCTCCTGCTTGCGCAGCTTCAGCTCTTCGGCAGCGTTGTCCTTGCCAAGTATGCTGCGGATCTCACGGATAGCAGAGACATCACCATTCGCAGCCTTCAGGAAAAGGCCTTTGAGAATGACCATCTCGTTGTCCATCTCTTCCGGAGAAATGCCTATGGCCTCCAGCTCACGGACATCGCTGTCCATTGCAGGCAGCGACAGGAGGAGCTGGAGCTTCTGCCGCATGGACTTTTTCCGGCGCCGTGCAGCTCCTGAGGCTTTGCCGCCTTTTGCTCCGTTTTCTCTTGCTTCGCTCTGGCTTCGCTGGGAGAACGGGATCAGGTTGTTTTCATTCAAGGGTCACCACCTCAGTGCAACAGAAACGCCCTCCCGAAGGAGAGCGCAACTGCAAAGGTATTCATCAATGGGCGTGTGTGTTGGTTGCAGAGGCTGGAATTGCACCAGCGATTTCCAGCTTATTAAGCAGTGCCCCAAATCTTTGATTTGGTTGGCAATGCTATATACAGCTTGCTGTAGAGGCTGGCGAGATAGGCGCTTCTCCACC